CATATAGTCGCAAAAAGAACAGGAGATAGTATGGCATTGAAACTGACAAGGGAACAAATTGACAATTCTGATGAACTAAACCTTGCCATTGGTTGTATTGTTTCTGATGTTTTTCTTGAAGAACTTAACAACATTCTTTCAAGGAACCTACAACTCATTAAGGCCCAGGGAGTAAAAACTATTATACGGTGGTGTCTTGACCACTATAAGATTCATACAAATGCACCAAAGGAATTGATTCAAGACATATTTATCAGTCAGCAACCCGGTATGCAGGACGAAGTTATTGAGTCAGTGGGGACAATTCTCACCAATCTCAACGACCGCTATTTGCAAAACGAACAAGCATTCTCTGAACGATATTACCTTGCTAAGAGTAAAGACTACCTTGAAAAAGAATCTTTACTCAGATTAGCTCAAGAGATGACCGGAGCTATAACACTTGGTAAAGTTGAAGAAGCTAAAAGACTTCTTGTAAACTTCAACAAAGTTGATAAGGTAATCTCTACAGGCGTAGACCCTTTCACTGACAGAGCTTTGGTAGTAAAGATGTTTGAATCTCTTACTACAGGAATACTGAAGTTCCCCTATGATGCTCTTCAGCAGATGTTCCATCAAGTGTATAGAAAAGATGTGATCTCTGTTGCAGGAAAAGCAAAAGCAGGGAAAAGTTTTGTAATGCAACAGTTAGCATTATACGGCCTGTACAGCGGATTGAACGTGGCAATGTTTTCATTTGAAATGGGTGTGGAGATCATGGGAATGCGTTTGTTTCAAAACCTTCTTGGTGAATCTCGTCATTCAATGGAAGCAGAAGTACGAATCCCCTACTTTGATAAGAACAATAACATACTCTATGATACATTGATCAAGCCAGGTCTTGAAATGAGTGAAGTTATTCAATTCCAAAATGCTTTCAAAACATACATGGGAAATGGTCAACTTCGTTTCTTCGATTCTGACTCTTGCGGAAGGAAGGTGTCTAATATTGTTGATGCACTTAACCGACTTGAGAAGTATGAAGATTTCAAAGTTGACATGGTGGTGATTGACTATGACAGCCTATTAGAGAACGAGCATGGATTCAATGGGAGTACATATGAAGGTATCAACGAAATCTGGAAAGATGTCAAAAATAAAATAGCTCTTGATCTCAACACTCTTGTTGTCTTTGGTTCACAGTTGAATAAAGATGGTGCAAAGGGAGAAGTGACTCCACTTAATGCTTCTCACAGCAGTCGTAAATTCGACTGGGTTTCTGTCTGGATAAGTCTTGTTGCTACAGAAGCAGAGCGAACAAATGGGTTGGCTAGATTAACTGCATTAGGAAGACACCATGACTTTAGTGGGGATGAGGTAGTTATCACTCAAGCACTAAGTCTTGCCCGACCAATCCTTGATGCCAGGTGGAAGAAAGACATCCCCGGATATGATGACTTTGTTGATTCACTTTCAAATGACCACAAGGCAAAGCAACCAAAGAAAAAGCAAGAAGAAGAAGACAAGGATTGGCGTGTATAGTTGACATTCTGTACTCTATAGTGTAGAATGTATTTGTGAAATGGAGGAAAGTATGAATAGTGTTATTATGTTTCGATTCTCAGTGGAAGAAGGTTATTTCCATGATGATTGGTTTTTTTCCCTCAAAGACCCGGCATTCATAAAAAAACTTGAACAGATGTATGCTCAAAATATTTGTGGTCATCAAGTGACAATGACATTGACAAGCGACTTAGAAATTGAGGATGGTATGGCACATTTTTGGGCAGATGCAGAAGGAGATGACTGTAAGTACGCAGAAATGATCTTCGTAGAAGCATATCTCGTTGTTGATGGTAAATACAGATTTAAACTTCAGTGGGACCAATTTACAGACATGGAGAATTTGAATGACGTTTCAATCTGAACAATTAGCAAAGATAATTAAAGACTGGAAACCAGTATGGTCAACTGCTGGGTCAGTGAAACACCATGATTGGATATTTTTTTCTGGTGGCTATGTGCTGTGTTATAATGGATACTTTTATGTACACACAATGATTGATATGCCATCTGATGCTCACTTTGCTTTGTCTGCTCAAAGTGCATTAGCTCTACTTACAGGCGACACTGTGGAGGTTGGGTATACTGATGATGCTTCGTTCATGCAAGTAAAGAAAAGGCGAGTTGAATTTAGCTACCCTTTTTCATTGAAAGAAAAGATAGAAAAGTTCTATTTGTATGATAAACCCTTGGCATCAATAGTCCCAGATCAGTTGCAACTCATTGAAATGTTTGGATATGTGTTTCCACAAAACATTGAGTTCAGTAATGTTTATGCTTATAACGGGAATCTGTATGCCTCGGATGGATATCGTATTGTGATGCAACCAACAACATCAATTGATGCTGTGTTTCCATTTGGTATACAAAAATTGATTAATGATCAAATTCGAGGAATTGAAAGCACACCAGATGGTATTACTTTGTCATATGGAGAGTACACTTTGTCAGCAGCAAAAACCATGGGACATGCAAGGGCTATAACATCAAGGATTCCAAGTACATTAACCTCACAATGGTGTATCATACCAGATGAAATTTTTGAAATCTTAGAGGCTACAAAGACATTTGGGTCAGAGTTCAAAGCTAAAGATTTGAAAGTACAAATCGATTTTACAAAAGATACTGGAACAGTCACTATAAAAGGATTTAAGTCGAAGTTTTCTGACTCATTTCCTTGTGAGTGCACCCACCCATTCACCATATACGGGCACCCGAATCATTTAAGAGATGCTTTTTCATTTCACAATAAGTTTGGATTCAATGTGGATGGTGAGTTTATTTTACTTGAGAGAGAGGATGGTGGTATTCAGTTCCTATGGATAGGAGAATAAATTGACAACAACCCACTTACACTGGCTGAAAACACTGGCACACTGGATAGTAGTAATGGTGAGTATCACCTTTACTGTACTGTTGTTCTATCAAATTTCTTCCACTTCTATTGGGAAAATAGCTACTGTAAGTTTTGGGTTTGCTTTAGAATTGTTTAAGATTTATATTTTGGTAACGATTAAAGACCCACATAAAATGGCGTTTAAGTATTTAAAAAAGTTTGGGCTGTTCATGGTCTATCTTTCTCTTGCTTTAGCGAGTGGACTTGCTACTCTTGGTTTTGCGATTGGAGAAATTGAGGGACAAAGTTTTGCAAGTTCAAGTGCAAACGCTCCAATCATCTATGCAGAACAGGATTTGCAAAGGTATACCAGACAGATAGAAGACATCACTGCCCAAATGTCCCAACTGCCACCAGATTATATTACAGCAAGGCAAAGATACCTAACTACAATATCTGAGCTGGAAGTTCTACGGGCTGAAGCAATGGCAACACTAGTAAATGCTCCAACACTAGAGGTTGTTGCAACAGACACATTTACTTTACTTGGAAAGTTACCGTTTATAAATCTTGACGGTGAGACACTTTTATTTTACATTTTCTTGGCACTGGTGATTTTGTTAGAGGTTGCAATTGCAGTGACCACAGACTTCACAGAAGACAAGCCAAAAAAGAAAAAAGACGAAGAGCCTGACCCAGACGATGATGGCACAAATGGTATTGAGTCAACAGTGACAGATATTGATGATAGTAGTTTTGAGATAAGTAGAGATGAGGAGGAAGAGATGCCTGGTTTTTTTAATTTAGAGAAAAATAAGTCACTCCCAACGGTAGCTATTGATAAAAAGATAGCAGGGTGTGAAACTTGTCAAATGTACAAAACGTGCCAAAGCCCAAAGATTGCCCCAAAGGGTAATGGTAGAATACTTGTTGTATTCCCATCCCCAACCAGACATGAAGACCATTCAAAACCATTTAATGAGCCATATCAACGCTATCTCTATCACGTTCTTGGAACTTTCGGTATAGAGGCAAAAGATATTACTGTTACGCATGCACTTCAATGTTACCAGGGTGAAAAGGTTTCAGCCAAAGCAATCGAGGGGTGCCATTATAGACTGAAGAAAACAATAAATGAGCTTGAGCCAACGATGGTCATCATAACTGACTCTGTTGCTATGAAAGCATTATACCACACATCAAACAGTGGTAGGTTTTCGTTTGCAAAGTATGCAAAGTTCACTGGTTCTATTATTCACGATCAAGATTTGAAAACGATTGTGGTTCCAATCGAAAGCCCATATGAAGCGTATGATGCTCTTGCTTTTAGAAGAAAGAAGATACTTGAAAGAGACGAAAGTGCAAAGTTTAACAGCGATCTATGGAAAGATCGCAAACTGGCAAATGTTGACAAGTTCAGAATAGTTGACCGTTTGATAAAGAAACAAATAAAGCGAGGACTCGGCTCATCATTCAAACTATTGCCAACTCATGAGGTTGAGTATACAATTGACCCAGTGACCGCAGTCTCATATCTGCGGTACTTCATGGACAAAGAGGCTTATGCTTTTGACATTGAAACTGATGGCCTCAAGCCTTATGTTGAAGGACATAAAATCTACACTTGGGGATTTAGTGATGGAAATAGAACTGTTGCATTCCCTCATTTCCAAGACAAACAATTCTTACGGGTACTCAGACACGTTCTGACCAATGATGCAAAAAAGATTGGATGGAATATAAAGTTTGAGACGAATTGGATTCGACATATTTTAGGGTATGAAGTCACCAATTGGGAATGGGATGGCATGATTGCTGCACACATACTTGACAACCGAGCAGGGATCACTAGCTTGAAATTCCAAGCATTTAGTGAGCTAGGAGTGGTTGGGTATGACTCTGGTCTGGACCAGTTTTTAGAATCGGAAGAAAAGAATGCCAATGCTTTCAATAGGATTCATCTTGCACCAATGGACTCATTACTTGAGTACAACGGTTTAGATGCTTATTATACATACAGGATATATGAACGACAGTTCCCTAAGATAAAGAATGATCAGATTCTTGCTGAAGGGTATGAGCTATTCCATAACGGACAGATTGCTCTTGCAGACATGGAGTTCAATGGAATAGGCATTGACATTATCCAAGTAGAGAAGAATCTTCGTGAAGTTGAAGCAAAGATGCTTGAAGCTGACAAAAAAATAAAATCAGCTAAAGAACTGTCCCAGTGGGATAGTATAGAACCTTTCAATCCTAACTCCGGTAAACACAAGATTCATATGTTCTATGACATCATGCAATACCCGATTCTCAAACGAACCGATCATGGAGAACCGAGTACCGACAGTGATACTCTGGAGGAATTCGCTGAACTGTATGAGAATGAACTTGCTGGAGCAATTGTTGGAGCAAATACATACAAGAAAGTATATGACAATCTAAAGGGTATAAAGGTTGAAGCAACACCAACAGGAAAAGATGGAGAGTATGAAGTTCACCCATTTTTTAACTTAAACACAGTATCTTCATACCGCAGTAGTTCAGATAGTCCTAATGCTCAGAATATACCAGTCCACAATCCAGAGGCTGCCAGACTGGTTCTTGGTTGTTATAAGCCAAGAGACGGCAAAGTTATCGTTGGAGCTGACTACACTTCTATTGAGTCTTTTGTTGGTGCGTGTTATCACCACGACCCGACTTTTGAAATGTATCTTATGAAGGAAGGAACCGATGCACACGCTGATACGGCTTGTGAGTTGTTCCTTACTAAGAAAGATGAGGTTGAGGATGGGTTCTTTAAGACAATGAGGCGAGTCGGCAAGAACGTAAACTTCTCTACAATGTACGGTATTTCAGTATTTAAGCTAGTGACAAACACATGGAATAGTATGTTGAGTCTTGAGCAAAAAGAGTTCTTGAAAACTAAAGGTATTGAGAATATCGATGACTGGAGTACACACATAACCCAGTGGTATAATGATTACTGGAACGTAAAGTATGGTACGCTTGGTGAGTGGAGAAACAATCTTTGGCAAAACTACATTGAGACTGGCGAAGTTGTTGGATACACAGGCTTCAAAGCAGTAGGTAAACTTGCAAAGAACTTTGTTGGTAATATGCCAGTTCAATCCGCAGCATTTCACTTTCTATTGAGAGGTATTATTGGTGCACGAAAGGAGTTGACAAACCGAGGAATTTCTGCTAAACTTATTCTTGAGATTCATGACTCAATAAAAATTGAATGTGATGAACAGGACATTGATGAAGTGAAAGATGTCATCGAGCAATGCTTTATTGATAACAACAAAAAGCGGTATACCTGGATGACAATGCCACTTCAAATCAAAGGTGAGTTGTACAGAAAGAATTTGTCCGAGGAAGAAGATCATTTTGCTCTTAATGGGAAGGTAGCATGAAGAAAGTAATCTTGCACTTATGTGCTGATTTAGGAAGTGACAGCAGGTTCTATCAATTAGACCCAGAGTATGAAGTAATTCTTGTCGGTAAAGAAATCGGGGTGGAGAATTATTCTCCACCTCATAACGTTCACGGGATTATTGCAAACCCACCATGCACTGATTTTTCTACAGCTAGGGGGTTCCACAAAGAAATAGATACCAGCTCCGGAATGGAGCTGGTACATCATTGCTGTAGGATAATTAAAGAGGCAAAACCAAAATGGTGGGCACTAGAGAATCCAGCCAATGGTACATTATCAGACAGCATAGGCCCACCGAGTTTCACTTACCAACCGTGGCAGTATGGAAGCCCTTGGACAAAGAAAACAGCACTATGGGGTAATTTTGTCATACCTGAACCATTGTATGAAAAGTGGGAAGATGTACCAAAGAATGATGATCTCTACGTTCGACCAGGCAGACCAAAGCCAGCATTAGCATTTCTTCACAAGTCGGCAATTGATTTAATCCCTGAGTTTCAGTGGGCAAGGGAACACATAAAGACGGATGCAGATATACGGTCAATGTGTAGTCAAGGGTTTGCAAAAGCATTTTATGAAAGCAACAGATAAAGGAGCTATAGATGATTAAGACAAAGATTAAGGAACGATACCAAGAAGGATTTATTGGTTTTTGGTTGAACAAGGGCGAGGAAGATAAAGAGTTTAGCATTGTAAAAAATATCGGAAACATGACCCTGCTTTATAATGAAGAGTCAGGACTACTACTTGACATATTCAACAACAAGATTGAACGGTTTGCAAAGGTAGATAATGTATGTGTATTTGTTGAAGCAAAGAATGTTGAATATGCAGATCGCTTCAATTTATATGGAGTGTATGAAATAGTAGACTTTGAAGTTGGAAGCCCAGTACTATTGAAACTGGTCCACACCGAAACAAATGAAATTGCCTACATGATGCCTAGTCGGTTGCGAGTGGTGCAAGTACGTGAAGAAGTTTGATGCTTATAGTTTTTTAAGAGATTTCAACCTCCCAATTTATATGCATTCAAAAAATACTGGGAAGAACTTTATAGGAACAACTTGTCCGTTTTGTGATGACCACGAGGACCATCTTGGGTTTCACAAAACACAAGCAAGGAATCCACACTGTTGGAAATGTGGCAGTCATTCACTGCCAGACACTATTCGAGCATTGACCGGGCAAAACCCAAAACAAATATTAGATGTGTACTCTACTGTGTCCTATATAGAACAAGAGATAGAGGGTATTCAACGTGCAACAACGATTGTGGTTCCTGGAACCAAGGAGTTTAAGCCAGCACATTTAAAGTATCTACAAGACAGAAAGTTTGACCCACAGTACATTATTGATAGATATGATCTTCGAGTTACTGGGACAATGGATGATTACCGAAATCGAATAATTATTCCAATCTACTATAACAAAATGATTGTATCTTATCAAGGGCGAACCTACGTTGGTGATGAGAGAAAGTATTTGACTTGTAGGCCAGAAAATGAAATAGTATTTCATAAAGACATATTTTATAATATGGACAATGCTAAATCTGACTCCGTTGTGGTTGTTGAAGGGGTATTTGATGTAATTCGGTTGGGCGATAATTCTATTGCTTCTTTTGGGACAAGCATCACTCAAAAACAAATCAACGTTCTGACAAAGTTCAAGAGGATATTTTTTCTGTATGACCCTGAACCGAAAGCCCAAGAAAGTGCAACAAGGGCCTTGACAATACTTTCTTCTTATGGTAAAATGTGCGAAAGAATTATGGTAGACGGTGTTGATCCTGGGGATATGAGTGATGATGATGCACTCTATCTAAAAAAGGAACTTGGCATTTTGTAAAGGAGAGTCTATGTATTGGGTAGAAAGTAATGGTGTTTGGGAGTTGAGTGTGAATAATGTCACCTTTACTGTCAAGGTTGTTGGTAGGCTTGCTTTTGTCCAAGCAACAAAGCAAGGACAAAAACCTGTCCCAGTATTCCCAGAAATATGGGGACACAACATTACCGATGTCAGAATAGCTACACTCATGAAGATCAAACAACTACGAGAAGGAAAACAATTCAATGGCACTGCACAATAAATACAGACCAATAAATTTTGATACACTTATGGGGAACAAACATATTGTATCGTCCATTGCTGCTCAAGCAAAAAAATCTCCAAAAGAAAGAATGCACACTTACTTCTTCACCGGGCCAACGGGAACTGGGAAAACGACTATAGCCAGGATAATGGCAAAAGAGTTTGGTGCTATGGTGGAAGAGATAAACACATCGGAAGACAACGGTGTTGATTTTGCCCGTTCTCTGGTACAGAGAATCCAGTACAAGGGTTTTGATGGAGATAAACTCTATATACTTGATGAGTGCCATAGACTGACTACTGATGCCCAAAATATTTTATTGAAAGTTCTTGAAGAACCTCCAATTCATGCTTATATTGTATTGTGTTCTACTGACCCACAAAAGGTTATCAAGACAGTTGCCAATAGGACACTTCGTTTAGAGACAGGTAAACCAAATTCTGCGGAATTATTTGACTTACTCGATGATATTGCCACACTGGAAAAAATTCCAATTGTGGATGGATTATTGGATGTAATAATTGAGCAGTCAGATGGGGTTCCAAGAGATGCGGTAACAATGCTTGAGTCAGTTGTAGGTGTTGAAAAAGATCAACAGGTTGATTCAATAAGGAGGGGAAAATCTGAAGAAGGAGATGTAATAAATCTTTGTAGGGTGTTATTGAACAATCCAAAATGGAAAGATGTGGCTTCAATATTGAAAGTGCTTGATGTGCAACCAGATAAGATTCGGTTAGCAGTGATTGGGTATATGAGTAAAGTGTTACTTGGTGGCACCAGAAATATGCAAGCATTTGCTGTACTGTATGAGTTTGAAAATCTCGGGTTTGGCTGTTCAATGGCTTCAATAATTAAAGCCACATTTCGAGTTTGTACAGACTAACCAAGGAGGTAGTATGAAGATGAAGGAATTGATGTACCAAGTGCTTACAGATGAATTTAAGAAGTACGCACGTTGGACTCAAGAAACTGCAATTTACAAAACCAAGGAATCGGCAATAACTTGTTGCCTTCTTGGTCTTGGTGGAGAAACTGTTGAGCTGTATCAGCACACACTGGAATCACGGTTGGATGATGACTTGATTAAAAAAGAGTTTGGTGATATATTGTGGTACATCGGGCATCTAAGTTCTGTTACGGGTATTGTTGATGAACTTAATATCCAGCCAGCAGAGTATATGTTTGATGAATTATTTGAATATGCTGGGACCATACAAGAACATTTTAAGAAGGTGGTACGAGACTTTGATTTTGATATTGAGTCATCTGGTAAGAGAGAAACAATCGTTTTGCTTATAAATGATTTTCTTTCTCAAATCCATGCTCATATTGAAGATGTGTATGATTATGATTTTGAAGAAATCATGTTGATGAATAAAGAGAAGTTAAACTCACGTAAAGATCGTGGAGTCATTTCAGGTAGTGGAGATAACCGATGAACATAGAAAAAGATTTGAGTATCGACAAGTTCAACCTTGACAAAGAAGCAGTTGAACACTCTTCCAAATTGTATCAGTATTCAGAGATGCTTACCGAAGAAAAGAAAACCCTCTCTGACATTGAGCTACAACTTGAGATTCTGTCTGCTTCAGTAGCCCGACAAATTAGAAGTGGTGACTACCCAGGAACCAAGGATTTAAAAGTAACCGAGGGGGTGGTCAAAGAGATTGTATCAACAGACCAAACCTTGGTAGACTTACAACGTAAGATTATTGAGCAAAAAGCCTACGTTGCAAAGTTGGCAGCAGTAGTTGATGCCTTTCAGCATCGTAAGTACATGATTATCAAGACAATAGATTTGTTTCTTGCAAACTATTTTACTGATATTAAGCCGTCAAAGACTAATACGTCTGTTGATATGGAACAACTAAGGGGGCTTGCAAGTGAAGCTGACTGAAGCGTTTGTAGTATACTCATTCATTAGGGACTCATTGCTTACAAGAGACAATAAGCCAGTAGGAAGTTTTGCTTACAAGTTCTACAAGTTTATGCGCCTTGTAGATAAGGAGCGAGAAATTATGAAAGAAGTCATGGATTCTCAATGGGAGGAAACATATGGGATAACATTTGAGAAAGCGGATAAAGAAACACAGGAAAAGATGCAAATAGAATTTGCTCAAGAATGTGACAAGATTGTAATAGAAGTTGATACTTTTATTACTGAAAAGGATGTTGATTCACTTGGACTTTCATTTGATGAAATTGTTAAAATTGGTTTACTTATAGAGGAGAAATAACATATGTCTGATTTGTATAACGCTGATGTATTTGCTTCAGATGCTTTTAAAAATGCTACTTCAATTGAGAACAATAGCGGTAAGAGCCGAAAGTACCTTAATGCAATTGATTATAAACGTCTTACTACTGACACTGGAATTGAAAAATTCAAGTTTGAACCCGATGGGGAGTACACATTTAGTTTCCTTCCGTTTCCAATAACTGAAGCTCACCCAAACTACAAAACTCTAAAATCACAAAATATCCCAATTGACTGGAAGCTAAACATCTATTTGCATTCTGTCCCTACAGACACTGGAGTGCAAAGGTTTGTTTGCCCCAGTAAGACTTTTGGAAAGCCGTGTCCATTCTGTGATGAAAAACGAGTTCTATTCAACAAAGAAGGTGGTTATGATGCTCACAAGGATGAGATCAAGAAATTTAATGATACACTCCGAAACTATTTTTTAGTATACAATCATGCAGATGAAAAAATCTATGTGATGGAATATGCTCACTTTTACTTCGGAGAACTTCTTGAGCGTAAGTTGGCTCGGTCCAATGGAACTCAACGGCAGATTATTCTTGCTGATCCTCGTGAAAATCGACACTCATTGCATTTCTGGGTAGACCCTTCCAAGCTGAAGGATTCCAAAGGAAATGCAATCATTGGCCCAGTGAATGAAATGGAATTTGTTAATCGAGCAGATGCAATTACTAAGTCTGTAATGGATAAAGTGTTTCCGTTGGATAAGTATATTGTCCAGTACAGCTACGAAGAAATTCAAGGGTTCCTTGATGGTACTTACTTTGCTGATAATGGAAGTGAAGAAGAAACCACTATGTCCCAGTTCCCCAGTAACTATCCTCCAAAGGAAGAAGTTGAAGCCACACCAGTTGCACGGGTTGCACCAGTAGTTGAGCAACCAGCTACGGCTGAGATGAGTGAAAGAGAAAAGCGAAGACTTGCTCGGATGCAACAAGCTCAGGCCGCACCAAGTTGCCCAGTACCTTCTGGAAAGTTTGGTGTTGACACTGATAAGTTTGATGAGTGTGAAGACTGCCCTATCTATGAAAAGTGTGCAGATAAGTTTCAAGAGGATGACAGCATCCCTTTCTAAATTGATAATACCCTCCCTTATCGGGAGGGTATGTTTGCACTATATATGTGGTATACCGCAAATTTTGGAGTAGAAATGGGTGTTAAAGAGCAAATAGACAGGATAGAGAGAGGTGAACATATGAGTGGACAGGATGACAGTCGAAGTATTTCTACAGGGTCAGAACTTCTTGACCTGATAATTGGTGGTGGAGGATGGGGACCATTTGGTAAAGTTGTGAATATCATCGGCGACTCGTCAAGTGGCAAAACTTTCGTGGCGTGTGAAGCTATCTACCAGGGCAAGAAGATACTCAAAGACAAACTGAAAATACGGTATAATGATGCTGAAAGTGGATTCAATTTCAATACCATGGACTTGTACGGTTACTCAATGACGGACTACCTCACACAAACTCCCACCATTGAATCATTTGCATCTGACCTTCAACAGTTCTGTAAGACAATCAATGTTGCAAAAGGCGAATACGGAATATACGTTGTTGACTCGTTTGATGGGCTTGCTTCAGATGCTGACATCGAAGAGTTTGATAAGCGACTTGATGCCCATGAAAAAGGCAAGACCTATGACAAAGGCTCATATGATATGAGCAAGCAAAAGTTTAGCTCAAAATTATTTCGTACCTTGTCTCAGACCATTGAGTCATCAAATGTTCTTCTCATAATTATTTCACAAATTCGTGACAACATTGGTGTGTCTTTTGGTCAGCAGTGGAAGATTAGTGGTGGTCAAGCATTGAAGTTTTATTCAACCATCCGACTTTTTCTTCAGTCAGTTGATAAATTTATTGTAGAAGATCGGCAAATTGGCTACACAGTAAAGTGTACTGGAATGAAAGTTCGTTCCAAGCATCCATATCGTGAAGCCATTGTCAATATCTTGTTTGAGTATGGATTAGATAATGTGTCTACAAATATAGACTACATCTATGATCTTCGAGACAACTTCGGTAAACTAAAAGAAGCGAGTGTAATCAATAATATTGCATGGAAAGACACTACTGTTGAAGTCAATTCCCAAACAATAAAGGCTTTCTTATCAAGTGAAGGGTTACTTGAGGAAGCTGAAGAAGTAATCAAGTCTGAAGGTAATCGGATGACTCAGAAAAATATTACTGAGTGGATTTCAAGAAACAAAGAAGTTCAGAATAAATTTGTGGAACATTTTGGAGTCCTTGATCGAGAATCTCTGATTCAGTATGTTATCAGTAATGGTTTAGAAAAAGAAATGGCAAAAAGAGCAGTGGATAAATGGTTAGCTATTGAAGAACGAATCAAGCCTGTTAGAACACGAAAAACTTTGGAGGGTTGATATGTGGAATGAACTAAAAGAGATCATTGAAACTTGTGTCATGGAAGGGGATGGAATTGAAGAAATTGGCTATGCAGTTATTAACTACGTTTCTGAACAAAATCTTCCAGAAGATGTGAAAGTTATCATTGAAGAAAACATTGAAAATGTTGCCGAAGAATGTCTGACAATTAAAGAGTTTCTAAAAGTAGTGAAGCCGATGTTGCAAAAGTATATCAAACTTCAAAAAAATTCTCGGCTTTATTTGAAAGAAACTGGTGAAGAAGATGAATTTGAGATTGACAACTTCCTATGAATAAGTATGTAATGTTGTCAACAAAAGAAAGGGAAGAGCTTCTGGCTCTTCCCGATCTCCCTGAGAAAGTGAGGAAACGGTTAGAGAAATCTAACACAAGAATAACAACAAGAAGTGCTAAACAAAAAGGATTAGGATTCCAAAAATGGCTATGCCAAGAGATCGCAGAGCTAATCAATGAAGAGTACCGCCCTGGGGATGATGATAGCCCGATAGACTCTCGTCCTGGAGGTCAGCATGGAGTTGACATTATCTTACGTGGAGAAGCAAAGAAGAAGTTCCCCTTCTCTGTAGAAGCAAAGAACCAAGAGAATATGAATCTTATGGAAACCATAAACCAGGCAACCGCAAATACTGCGGACGGCACCGACTGGCTCATTGCTCATAAAAGAAAGGTATTAGATTTTCCAATTGTAATTATCAGTTGGGACTTATTCAAAAAATTATATAGGAGGCAATGATGGACAACAATTTTATTCGTATTGTACTAGAGGATAAAGATGGTAAGACGGATGTTTTGTCAAGTACTACAAATGAGGATTCTACTTGGAACGAAGTCCTTGAGGTATTCTTCCGAGTTCTTTTGGGCCATGGGTACAGTATTGATGAAGAAAAAATTCAAAAAATATTAAGTAACATTGACTGATGAAAGGATGTCTTAAATGATTATAGGGGTCACAGGAAAAAAGGGAGCTGGAAAAGATACCACCGCATTCTACATTCAAAAGATGTACCACTACCATAAGATGTCGTTGGCCAATCCTATAAAGCAAGCATGTAATATTATATTTGGCTGGTCAAACGATGTGTGGGAGACTGGGGTGAAAGAGATTGTGGATGAAGAGTTTGGAATAAGTCCACGACAGGCAGCCCAACACTTAGGAACTAATTGGGCACAGATCGAGCTATGTGATACTTTTCCAAAGTTTAGTAAGATCACAGGAAGAAATCTTTGGACCAACATGCTTATAAAAAATGCACAGAAATATGATAATGTTGTAGTTGCCGATGTGCGATTCTTGCATGAAGTCACACTTATCCGTAATAATGGAGGTATGATTTTAAAAGTTGAAGGAGGTGACAAAAGTGATACCCATATTTCAGAAACGGAAATGGAACTTATCATTCCTGATTTTACTATCAACAACGATGGTAGCTTTAGTGAGTTGTATGGGCAAGTAGATCAAGTAATGGAGGAGATAAGCCTATGTTAATAAAGAGAATTGAAGTTCAAAACTTTCAATCTCACAAAAGCTCAAAAGTAGATTTAGACCCAGGGGTGAACACGTTCATTGGGAGAAGTGATCATGGTAAGAGTGCCATGATGAAGTCACTCCTTCTTGTGAAAGATAACAAACCCGATGGTTCAGAGTTTGTGAGTAATTGGTTAGTAGATGAAAAGGGAAAGATTTCTGGCAACACTCAAGTCACCGTTTCATTTGACAACGGAGACCAAGTAAAGAGAGTGAAGGGAAAAGACAACACCTATGCAGTAGTACATAATGGTAATGAAGCAGAACTCACGGCGTTTGGCCGTGGCGGTGTTCCTGATGAAGTAGAAACTTTGTTTAATCTTTCTGACCTAAATATTCAGACCCAAGAGAATAATTTCTTTCTGTTCAACATGAGCAATGGGGAAGTTATGCGAAGAATCAACAATTATGTTGACCTTGAATTGATTGATACCGCATTATCAAACGCAGACAAAGCAGTGAGAGAAAATCGAAAAAAGACAAGTATTGCTGAGTCAAAGAAAGAAGATATAGAAGGAAAGTTGAAAAGCTATGAT